TTCTTATAAAGAAAAATAATCGTTTTAAAAAATAAATATAAAGAAATTTCGGAGAAATTGCATTGTTTAGTGCAATTTCTCCTTTTTTTGAGCCTGTAAGTAGGAGGTGATTTTTTTGACAGACCAAATTCTTATAGCGTTGATTTCATTTGCAGGAACTCTTGCCGGCTCACTTGCAGGCATTTTTACAGCGTCAAGATTATCAAATTATCGCATTGAACAGCTCGAAAAAAAGGTTGACAAGCATAATAATCTTGTTGAGCGTGTATATCTTATTGAGCAGCACGAGGCAGTTAATGACAACAAAATCAAAACAGCGGAACACAGAATAGCGGATTTGGAAAACGAACAAAACAAGGAAAGGAAAATATAATATAATGAGTAAAATAAAAATATGCTTAAAAAAACCGTGTTTAAAAAGAGCGTTCAGAACATTTATTCAGACTGCTCTCGGTTATGTAATCACCAATGTAACGCTCGCTTTGGGCGGTCTTGATTTTAATGACGGTGATGTTGTAAAGAACGCTCTCATCGGTCTTGCTGTTGCGGCTGTTGCGGCAGGTGCATCGGCAGTAATGAATTTAAAAGAGGGAGAAGATAAAGACAATGAGTAAAAAAATATATCTCAGTCCGTCAAACCAAAACGGCAACACCTATGCAACGGGCGGTACGAATGAAATGGCTCAGTGCGACAAAATTGCCGCCGCCGCAGCCAAAGCACTCAAGCGTTGCGGATTCGATGTTATGGTCGCAAAGTCGGGCACGCTTATGCAGACACGCTGTCCCGAGTCGGATAAGTTTGGAGCAGACATTCATATGCCGATTCACACTAATGCGTTTAACGGCAAATATACGGGCGGTACAAGAGTGTTTTGCCTGAACTCAAACGGCAGAAAGGCCGCCGAGGCGGTAAAGTCTGCCCTCGGAGCAATTTCACCGGGCAAGGATGATTCGGTCAGCTACAAAACCGACCTTTACGAAATCAATGTGCCGAAGGCATTAACCGTGTATGTTGAGTGCGAGTTTCACGACACCGTGACAGGCTCGGATTGGATACGCAAGAATACAGTTGCAATCGGAGAGGCAATCTGCAAGGGTATATGCAATTATTTTGATGTGAAATACAAAACTGACTCTGCAGGCTCAGACAGTTCGAAAGCGGGTTCGGATAAAGCTTTCAGGCGTTATATCGTGAGAATAACCTCGTCAAACGGCGTGAATATCCGTAAAGGTCCGGGTACAAATTACGATGTGAACGGTGCTGTTCCAAAGGGCGGAGCATACACGATAGTCGAAGAAAAGTCGGGTGCAGGTGCAGCCAAGTGGGGCAAACTCAAAAGCGGTGCCGGCTGGATAGCACTTGATTATACTGAAAAAATAAGATAA